GTGTTTAATCCCTCGCATAACGACAGAATGGAACTTGAGATTTTCGATAGTTTCAGTAAAACGGTGATGAGAAATACAGGCAGAAATATAGCCTCTGCTTCCAAAACAATAAAGACAAATGAAACTGTCAGTACAGATACAGTGCAGTACATACTGGAAACACAAGGTGAAAGAGAAATTTATCCATCTGAACATATTATCAATGATGAAAAAGGTCACAGCTGCGTGATAACGACGGAATGGCTGTATCAGGCAATGCTCTTACTGACAGACAAACAGAAAGAGGTGATAATTCTGGAATTCTGGTACGGAATGTCTGTTTCCAATATTTCCAAAACATTACATATTTCCAAGCGTTCCGTATTTGAAAGGAAGAAAAACGCATTTAATAGCATCCGAAATTACTATGAAAGGAATCAGAAATAATGGAACTTGATTATGAAACTGTGCGCCGTGCCATCAAAGGTGACTATAATGCACAAACCAAGCTTCTGAATCACTATGACGGTTACATAAATGCCTTGTCAACTATTATTGAAGTCAAACCGGACGGTACAGAACGCCGCTATGTAGACGAGGATATGAAAGCAGAGATACAGACGCAGTATCTTGAGGCACTTCCCAAGTGCAAGGTGATAAAATGATACCAACAGATCTATTTGAATTTGCCTATGTGCCGGACTGGTACGGGCAACTGGACGAGCTTGCCGAAATGGCACTGCCGGAGCCGTGGCGGTTCAGAAAGCCAGCAGTAGAAACCAGAAATACAGATACGCCGATTTTAGAGCGGTACATCAATATTATCTTTCGCAAGCAAAGCATTGATTACAACACAGAACCAGACCCGGGTAAGGCATCAAAATTCTTTCACATTGAGAATGAATATGCCTGCTTACATACCGGACTTTACAATCAGAGATACAAGGCAATTTACGCATATTTTGAACGCAATAAGAAACGGGAAACAACTTTTAATTGGTATTTCCGTGGCTTCTGCGATGAAATATCACCAAAACTGAAATACATTGAACCTTTGCCGGAAAAGCCGAGATTCCCAATGATTCAGAATGGCATCAATTTCAATCCGGAATGGCAGATTCGTGTGAACGTGGATCACATTCTGGGAGATGCAGAAAATCTGGAACGCATTCCTGCAAAAATTCGTAAAGCAAAAAACTTGCCGCTTCTTCTGGAGACAGCAGTGGAGCTTGCCCGAAGACAAGCTGTCGTAGAACCGGGACTGGTTGTACCGCAGGGTTACCAGAATAAATTACAATATCTTTTGCCAATATGCTTGACCAATATGAAGAAACCTGATCTTGCTATGACAATTTCTGTAATGGACGGATATTATCTTGGAAATACCTGTCTGACGCTGGAGATGGCTTACCTGAATGCGAGATTGATTGCACGGCCGATTGCACCATGGCTGACTGATCTGGTGAAATAAGAAAAAATTTTGATATGCTAAAAATCCGATGAGATACAAGTACTTTTGTGCCTTATCGGATTTTTTTTAATTTGGAGAATATTTAGATTTTGCTATAAGTGATGAAGGTAAGCAGTAATGATGCAGTTGTTCAAACAAAAAACTTATATACTCATGTGAGATTTACTCAAATTGTATTGTGCGAAAAAATTTCTCAAACACGACAAAAGGTGTCGTGTTTGTGCAGTAAAATACAGTCGAACGGTTTAGAAAGGAGGGTAGGAATTATGAGTGCTATTGAACGACGTGCTGAAATCATGCGAATACTGACAAGCCGCAGAAAGTGTTATCTGTCTGAGCTTTCAGATGAGCTTGGTGTGTCCAAAAGAACGATTCAGCGTGATATACAGGCACTTGTATTGGAATACCCTCTTGAAAGTATTAGTGGTAATGGCGGCGGAATCCGTCTGGCAGATTGGTACTATCCCCATAAAAACATTCTGTCACAGGAACATATTCATGTCATAGAAGCAATGATAGAAAAAGCTGATTCACATCAAAAAGTTGTATTACAGCAAATGTTAGCTGCTTTTGGCTCCAATACATATCGTTCAAAATGCAAATCCAAGTCAAGGAGGTAATTTTATGGACAAACCAAATACCATGTTTGATGTTATTCGTGCGCTCCGATATCTTGCTGACTGTATTGAAGTTGTTGCTGGCACTATAACTGAACATGAGGTTGCATCATTCGAACAAATCTATCCGCCGGTGGAGGAACAGCCGGAAGAAAGCAAAACGGAAGCATCTGAAAAGGCAGTCACCCTTACCGAAGTCAGAGCCGTACTTGCAGGCAAGTCCCGTGAGGGATTTACTGAGGAAGTCAAGCAGCTGCTTATGAAACACGGTGCGGAGAAGCTCTCCGGCATCGCTGAAAGTGAGTACGCCGCACTTCTGAAGGAGGCTGAGAACCTTGGCAGTTAAGCACAGCACAAGAGCCCATTCAGTTCTGTCAGCGTCTGCAAGTTCAAGGTGGCTTGCCTGTCCGCCGTCAGCAAAGCTCAATGCAGAAATCCCTGATACCACAACGGACTATGCCCGTGAAGGCACCTGCGCCCATGAGCTTGCTGAGTACAAGGTAAATAAGCTGCTCGGCATTGAAGCAAAAGACCCCACAGAGAATCTTGATTTCTATGATTCGGAAATGGAGGACTGTACAGAAAACTACGCCCAGTACATCGCTGAAGAAATCAGCAAATACAGTGCCCCGGTGGTAATGGTGGAACAGCGTTTGGATTTCAGCAGATATGTTCCGGGTGGCTTTGGCACAGGTGACTGTATCATTGTTGCCGATGATGTTCTTACCGTCATTGACTACAAGCACGGGAAAGGCGTGGCTGTTTCAGCAGAGCGAAATTCACAGATGATGCTGTATGCTTTGGGTGCATTGAAACTTTTTGACAGTCTGTATGACATCAAAGAAATCCGCACGGTCATTTTTCAGCCGAGAATTGAAAATGTCAGTGAATCAGTAATCTCAGTGTCTGAATTACTCTGCTGGGCAGAAAATGAACTGAAACCGAAAGCAGAGCTTGCCGCTAAAGGTGAGGGAGAATTCTGTGCAGGAGAACACTGCCGCTTCTGTAAAGTTAAAGCAACCTGCCGCAAACGTGCAGAGTACAATCTTACGCTTGCACAGTATGATTTTTCACCTGCCGCAACACTGGAGGACAGAGAAATCGAAGCAATTCTCGAAAAAGCAGACGCCCTGACAGCATGGGCGGCAGATGTAAAAGAATATGCACTCTCCCAGGCACTTGCCGGAAAGCAGTGGACAGGCTACAAGGTAGTTGAGGGCAGGTCCAACCGCAAGTATACCGATGAAAAAGCAGTTGCAGAAGCTGTAAAAGCAATCGGCGAGAATCCATATTGTAAACCGGAGGTTCTCGGAATCACTGCTATGACAAAACTGCTGGGCGGCAAAAAGAAATTTGACGAACTTCTCAGCAAATATGTATGTAAACCACAGGGAAAACCAACGCTTGTTCCTGCGTCTGACAAAAGAAAAGCCTGGAATCCCGCACAAAATGAATTTAAAGGAGAATTTTAATTATGGCAAAATATGTTAATCCCACAAAGGTAATCACAGGCCCTGAAACACGCTGGAGCTATGCAAACGTATGGCAGCCTAAAGCTATTGACGGCGGCGCTCCGAAGTACAGTGTTTCACTTATCATTCCGAAGTCCGATACAAAAACAATAGAAAAAGTCCGTGCGGCAATTCAGGCGGCTTATGATGAGGGACAGGGCAAACTGAAAGGAAACGGCAAATCTGTTCCGCCACTCAGTTCAATCAAAACACCTCTCCGTGACGGCGATGTTGAGCGTCCTGATGATGAGGCTTATGCAAACAGCTATTTCATCAATGCAAACTCAGCCTCTGCTCCTGGAATCGTAGATGCTGCCTGCCAGCCGATTATAGATACAAGCGAGGTGTACAGCGGCGTTTACGGACGTGCAAGTATCAACTTTTACGCATTCAATTCAAACGGAAATAAGGGTATTGCCTGCGGACTGAATAATTTGCAGAAAATCCGTGACGGTGAATCCTTAGGCGGAAAATCCCGTGCGGAGGATGATTTCGCTGATCTTGATGATGATTTTCTCAACTGATAATACATGAATAGCTGGGTGGGCAGTTAGGCTTAATGCTTGGGTGGGAATAATGAGAGGATGATATAAAATGAACGAGCTTATTAAAGTAAACTATGACAATCCCGAATGTCCTGTAGTTTCAGGACATGAATTACATAACGCACTGGGTATTACAACAAGATACAACGACTGGTTTACTCGTATGTGCGAATACGGATTTACTGAGAATAAAGACTTTTACTCATTTTTGAGTAAAAGTAGTGGTGGTAGACCTGGAACAGACCATATGCTTACCATTCCGATGGCAAAGGAACTATGTATGATTCAGCGTACTGATATCGGCAGAAAGTTTCGTCAGTACTTCATTTCTATTGAAGAAGCGTGGAACAGTCCGGAAATGGTTATGCAGAGAGCGTTGTCAATTGCGAATGAACGTGTAAAAACACTTCAGCTTTCAGTTTCTCAGCTTACTGTGGACAATCAGATTATGAAGCCAAAGGCTGAGTATTTCGATGAACTTGTTGACAGAAAATTACTTACCAATTTTCGTGATACCGCAAAGGAACTTCACATCGGACAGAAAGAGTTTATCCAGTTTTTAATTGACCATAAGTATGTATATCGTGACCAGAGAGGAAAGCTGAAACCGTATATGCCGTATGTGGAAGATGGACTTTTTGAACTGAAAGAATTTACAAACACTAAAACAGGTTTTACGGATACTCAGGCTTTGATTACGCCTAAAGGTAAGGAAACTTTCAGGTTACTCGGCATATAAGCATCAGACGGGAGGGCGTTTGCAGCAATGCTGTGGGTGGGTTTGAGGTTTTTATGATAACAATTGATATTGAAACAAAATCCGATAAGGATATATCAAAATGCGGCGTGTATGCCTACGCAGATTCACCATATTTTGATATTCTGCTATTTGCATATTCCATAGACGGACAGCCGGTTCAGGTGGTTGATACGGCAAAGGGCGAAGAAATTCCGGCAAAAATTCTCTCAGCACTTGCTGACGAAAAAGTAATAAAGAGAGCCTTTAACGTGAATTTTGAAAGAGTATGCCTATCACGTTATCTTAGGAAGAATTATCCTGAGTATTTCGGGAGTTACAGCATAAATGAAGATACTGTCGGGGATTATCTGAATCCGAGAAGCTGGGAGTGTACCATGATACACAGCCGTACTCTCGGACTGCCTTCATCACTTGCAGAGGTGGGCACGGTTCTTGGAATAGAGCAGCAGAAAATGTCTGAGGGAAAGGCTCTAATCAAGTTTTTCTGTGTGCCTTATGCTGAAAAAGACGGTATTCCTCAGTTCCATAATCCAAGAGATTATCCGGATAAATGGGAGATTTTCAAGGCATATAACAAACGTGATGTTGAGGCTGAAATGGAAATTGACAGGAAACTCAGCCGCTTTCCTGTTCCGGATTTTATCTGGAGTGAATTTTACCTCGATCAGGAAATAAACGACCGTGGCATTCTTGTTGACATGGAGCTTGCTGATGCAGCCATTACCCTTGATGAACAGTCAAAGGCAAAGCTGACTTCTGAAATGCAAAGATTAACGGGAGTAGAAAATCCTAACTCTGTGTATCAGCTTCTTGACTGGCTGGAAAAGCAAGGGTACAAGTCGGATTCTCTTGGCAAGGCACAGGTGCAGGAACTCATCAAAACTGCAAAGGAGCCAGTCAGGTCTGTGCTTGAAATGAGGTTACAGCTGTCAAAATCATCAGTCAAAAAATACACGGCAATGAAGCAGACAGCTTGCAGTGATAACCGTGCAAGAGGAATGTTCAGCTTTTATGGGGCATCGAGAACAGGCCGCTGGGCTGGACGTAACATTCAGCTGCAAAATTTAAGACAGAACCATATTCCCGATTTGACAGAGGCAAGAGAAATTGTAAAGTACGGATACCACGATGAAATTGAAATGCTCTATGGAGATGTACCCGATACGCTTTCTCAGCTTATCCGTACAGCATTTGTACCGAGAGAGGGATATAAATTCATTGTCAGTGACTACAGTGCGATTGAAGCAAGAGTCATCGCATGGCTTGCAGGTGAGGGGTGGAGAATGGACGCTTTTGCAAATAATGAGGATATTTACTGCGCTTCGGCATCAAAAATGTTCGGCGTGCCTGTTGTCAAGCATGGCATCAATGGACATCTCAGGCAGAAAGGAAAGGTGGCAGAGCTTGCCTGTATTGCAGAGGGACAGCTTGTACTTACCGATCATGGACTTATTCCAATTGAAAAGGTTTCAGTTTCTGACAGAGTGTGGGACGGCATTCAGTGGATAAGACACGAAGGCGTTATTTATAAAGGTCAGCAGAGGGTTATTACCTATGACGGACTTACAGCAACGCCTGACCATTTCGTCTGGATCAAAGGCAGAATTACACCGGTGCCATTCGGCGTTGCCGCTACAACGGGTTCCTGTCTTGTGAATACGGGAAATGACAGAATTGCTTTGCAGTACTCCTGGAAGGATCATATATTTTCAAGCAGTGATAAAGCAAATGAAGAACATATTCTCATCAAAGGAAAAGCCCGTGTCTATGATTTGAAGAATGCAGGACCTAACCACCGCTTTACCGTATCGGGAAAACTTGTCCACAACTGCGGCTACGGCGGTTCAGTTGGTGCAATGAAAGCTATGGGTGCCGATTCACTCGGTTTATCAGATGCGGAATTGAAACAGATAGTAACTGACTGGCGTGAAGCATCTCCAAATATTACAGATTTATGGTGGGCAGTTGGCCGTGCCGCAAAGAAAGCGGTAAAGGAAAAAACAACCACCGAAACCCACGGACTTACATTTTCCTATGGATCCGGATTTCTGTTTATAGAACTTCCAAGTGGCAGGCGTCTTGCTTACGCTAAACCCCGTATCGGTGAGAATCAGTTCGGCGGTGAATCTGTTACATATATGGGCATAAATCCTCAGAAGAAGTGGGACAGGCTTGAAAGCTACGGGCCAAAGTTTGTGGAAAATTGCGTCCAGGGCATAGCAAGAGATTTACTGATGTATTCCATGAAAACCTTATCAGACTGCTTTATTGTGGCACACGTCCACGATGAAATGATTATTGAAGCAGATAAAAGAATGTTAGCACAGGAAGTATGTCAGCAGATGTCAAGAACTCCTGCATGGGCGGAGGGACTTATTCTCCGTGCTGAAGGATATGAATGCGAATATTACAAAAAAGAATAGATGCTTTTCTGCATCCGAGCAATATCAACAAAAAACATAAAAAAGTGTACTCCCACAGAGGACAGAAAGGATTTACAATGGCAAACAAGTATAACGCAGAGGGCTACTACAGCCCCACAGAATATGAAGCACTGACCAACATTGAAAAGGAAGAAAGGGCGGCGCAAATTGCCGCCAACTTCCGACCGATTGTTTACATATGCTCACCCTACTCCGGCAATGTAAACCATAATATCGAAATGGCCCGTAAGTACAGCCGTTTCGCTGTTGATAAGCATTACCTTCCCATAGCACCGCATCTTCTGTTCACACAGTTTATGAATGACGAAATTCCCGAAGAACGTGAAATCGCAATCTTCATGAACTTCGTGCTGATGAGTAAATGTGCCGAAATGTGGGTGTTCGGAGATGTTATATCAGCAGGAATGCAGCATGAAATCAATCGTGCTAAACGCAAGTACATGAAGATAAGATACTTTACAGAAGAACTGGAGGAAAAGAAATGAAGTTTACAATTTATACTGCTGACTGTACAGGTAATGAAAAAAATACGCTGTATCCGAATCAGAGGGTTATTACCTGTGAGGGTGACCTTAAAAAATCCATAACCGCTGACCATGTATGTGCTCAGTATAAAAATAACACACGCAGTGATGCAAATTTCATGGTGTCAGACGTTGTTCCCATGGACTGCGACAATGACCACAGCGACAATCCTGATGAATGGATTACACCGGAAATCCTTGCTGACATTCTGGGAGATGTTGCATTTGCGGTTACATACAGCCGTCATAATATGCTGCCTAAAGGTAATAAGACTGCCCGCCCAAAATTTCATGCTTTCTTTCCGACTGCACCCTGCAATGATGCTCATTCCTACAAAGCTATCAAATCGAAAATCTACCATAAACTCAGCTTTTTTGATGATGGCGCTCTTGATGCAGCAAGATTTTTATATGGGGCACCAAGTGATGTTTACTGGCATGAAGGCAGTCTTTCCATTGAGGACTGGCTCACACTTATGAAGTCAAACCGCAATATTCCACAAGGACAAAGAAACAGTACAATGTCACGCATTGCAGGAAAACTTGTAAAGCGTTTTGGTGTAACGGATGAAGCATATCAGAAATTTCTTGAAAAGGCTGCTGAATGCGAACCTCCCCTTCCCGATGATGAACTTGAGACCATATGGCATAGTGCCTGTAAATTTGGAAAGAAAGTAGCCTCACAGGACGGATATATCTCACCCGAAGAGTATGGCAGACATTCGCTTATCCCGGAAGATTTTTCTGATGTTGGCGAGGCACGTACTTTCGTTGACAGTTTTTCTGATGAGGTGGCATTTACAATTGCAACTGACTATCTCCGCTACAACGGAACCTACTGGGAAGAATCAGAACACGCAGTAACTTTAGCCATGATAGAACATACCGACATTCAGCTTGCAGAGGCTGAAAAACAGGTTGAAGCCTCACTTATAAAACTTGAAAGCCTCGGTGTTACAAGAGATTCAGCTATTGCGGGCGGTAAAAAGTTCAGGGATAATCTTGACGATGAACAGACTGATGCATACAAGCAGTATCAGTATTACATGGCTTTCAAAGCCTTTGTAATGAAATACCGCCATATACGCAGTATGACCAACGCTCTCGATGCGGCAAAACCACTGGTTTTACATAATCCCGAAGCACTTGATAGCAATCCGATGCTGCTGAATACTCTCGGCGGCACTTACTATCTGCCCGAAGGACTGGACGGCTGGAAACCTACAGACCCTGCTGACCTTCTCACAAAGGTAACGGCTGTAGTTCCAGGCAATGAGGGTGAAGATTTATGGAATGATGCCTTACAGCTTTTCTTCTGCGGTGATCAGAGCCTTATTGAATATGTGCAGATGATATGCGGACTCTGTATTGTCGGCAAGGTGTATATGGAGGCTATGATTATTGCCTATGGTGACGGACGTAATGGTAAGAGTACATTCTGGAATGTAATCTATAAGGTTCTCGGAAGTTACAGCGGTAATATCTCAGCTGACGCTTTGACGGTAAACTGTAAGCGTAATGTAAAGCCTGAAATGGCTGAACTCAAAGGAAAGCGTATGATTATTGCAGCAGAACTCCAGGAAGGAATGAGACTAAATACATCAGTGGTAAAACAGCTTTGCTCCACAGACCCCATTTTCGCTGAAAAAAAGTTCAAGGCTCCGTTTAACTTTGAACCCAGTCACACTCTTGTCCTTTACACCAATCATCTTCCAAAGGTCGGTGCTTCTGATGACGGTACATGGAGAAGACTTATTGTCATTCCTTTTCACGCTAAAATCCAGGGTGAGGCAGATATAAAAAACTATACGCAGTATCTGGTTGATAACGCTGGTGGCGCTGTACTTTCCTGGCTGATTGAGGGTGCGAGAAAGGTTATCAAAGCAAATTACCAGATAACCAGACCGCAGTGTGTCCTTGATGCTATCGGTGCATACCGTGAGGGCAACGACTGGCTTGGTACTTTCATCAATGAATGCTGTGAGGTGGACAAGTCTTATCAGGAAAAGTCAGGAGAACTGTACAGACGTTACCGTGAATACTGCAATGAGAACGGGGAATATGTCCGCAGTACAACTGATTTTTATACTGCACTTGAACAGGCAGGATACAAGCGTAAGAGAACAACACAGTGTAATGTTATTATGGGACTGTGCATCAAATGTGATTTTCTTGACTAAAGGTTTGTTTTTGACTTCCACTTAACACAATCGACTTCCACTTTTAAAGTGGAAAAATACCGAAATATAGGGAAAGTGGAAGTCATAGGAACTCATATACAGACTTTACGCAGGCGAGAGAAAAAGTAAAAATTTTCTCTATATATAAGGTTTGTATTTGACTTCCTATGACCTCCATTTTCCCGAAAAACAGGGAGAATTTATGCGAGAATCATTTATTGAAGAAAAACTCCGAAAGGCTGTCAAGCAAAAAGGCGGTATTTGCTGGAAGTTCACATCACCGGGAACCGCAGGTGTTCCCGACCGCATCATATTGATGCCAGAGGGCAGGTTTGCCTTTGTAGAAGTTAAAGCACCGGGTGAAAAAACGAGACCTCTGCAGCTTTCAAGACACAGACTTCTGAGGCGGTTAGGCTTTAAGATTTACGTTCTTAATAATATTGAGGAAATTGGAGGTATTATTGATGAAATTAAAAGTGGTTTGTGATTTCTGCGGCATGAATTTTGAAAGAGAATCTTATTACCTCAAGGGAAAAAAACATCATTTCTGTTGTAGACAATGTCTTGCAAATTTCAGCAATAAGAAAAAGAACCCTGACAGATACAACGAACTTAAGGATTTTACATCTATGAGCCAGAATCTATCAGCTTTGAACCGAAAACTTAATCCAATAAGAATGACACCAGAAACAAGAAAAAAAAATTAGAAATGCCCGTTTAAATTCTGGTAATGGCGTTACATACACCAAATTGTATGGTGTTCACGAACATCGAGTGGTAGCTGAAAAAAAGATAGGCAGACCGCTTTTACCCGGTGAGGTGGTTCATCATATTGATGGAAACAAAAGAAATAATATTCCAGATAACTTAATTGTATTCCCTTCACAATCCGCTCACGCACAACACCACGCCAATTTGACATGGTTTATCAAAGAATTAGAAAAAATAGAAAGAGGTGATGAATAATGAAGCTTCATGATTATCAGGAATATGCGGTAAAGTTTATTGAAGAACATAAAATAGCAGCCCTTCTCCTGGACATGGGCTTGGGTTGACAAAACTGTTACAACCCTTACTGCCATTAACAATCTGATGTTTGATATGTTTGAAGTCAGAAAGGTTCTTATCATTGGTCCTCTCAGAGTTGCAAGAGATACATGGCCTTCTGAAATTGAAAAGTGGGAACATCTCCGTCACCTGAGATACAGCGTTGCTGTGGGCAGTGCGGAAGAACGTGTTACAGCACTTCAAGCAGATGCAGACATTTACATCATCAACCGTGAAAATGTGGATTGGCTTGTCAGCAACAGGATTTTTGACTTTGACATGATTGTAATTGACGAGCTTTCCAGTTTCAAGAATCACCAGAGCAAACGCTTTAAGGCACTCATGAAAGTGCGCCCGAAAGTGAAAAGAATCGTAGGTCTGACCGGTACTCCTGCAAGTAACGGACTTATGGATCTATTTGCTGAGTTCCGTCTGCTTGATATGGGAGAACGCCTCGGAAGATTCATAGGGCAGTACAGAAATGAATACTTTAAACCCGATAAGCAAAATGGCTATATCGTGTATTCCTACAAGCCACTTCCCGATGCGGAAGAAAGGATATACGAGAAAATCTCCGACATCACAGTTTCCATGAAAGCAGTAGATCACTTGAAAATGCCAAAGCTTATCTCCAACGAATACTCTGTGAAAATGTCTGAATCTGAAAAGGAAAAATACAAGGAACTGAAAGAGGAGTTAATTCTTGAAGTGCAGGATACGGAGATAACTGCGGCAAATGCAGCGGCGTTAAGCAACAAGCTGTGTCAGATGTCCAATGGTGCTATTTATGATGATGACGGAGAAATTATTCCCATACATAATCGTAAACTTGATGCACTGGAAGATATCATTGAATCGGCAAACGGAAAGCCTGTACTTGTTGCATACTGGTTCAAGCATGACAGAACAAGAATTGCTGAAAGGCTTCATAAACTGGGAATTGTGTACTAGGAAATCAAATCCGCCGAAAGCATTAAAAAGTGGAACAGTGGAAAATTACAAGCCGCACTTATTCACCCTGCATCAGCAGGACATGGCTTGAATCTTCAATCGGGAGGTAACTTCCTTGTATGGTTCGGACTTACATGGAGCCTTGAACTGTACCAGCAGACAAACGCCCGTCTTTGGCGGCAGGGGCAGCAGTCCGAAACAGTCGTTATACAGCACATCGTCACAAAAGGAACTGTTGATGAAAAAATTCTGAAAGCACTAAAGGAAAAGGACGAAACGCAGACAGCCTTAATGACAGCAGTTAAGGCAGAACTGGAGGGTTAAATGGGAGAGGGTTACAAGGAACTGGCGGCGGCAATTGTGGAACAGGCAGTCTGGGATTACAGAAATGCACTAAAGAGAAAGAACAATTCTGAGGTACATAGCCTTGAGAAATTCTTCCTTTCCGGGTGGTTTGAATTACTTTCAGATTATGACGGCGATGAAATAATGCGGATAATAAGGAGGGATGCAGCGTGAGAGAATTCTTTGAAAAAATGGTATCACAGGAGAGAAAAGTTGAAATGATGAAAGAAGAATATCATCGTATCAGAGAATCTCTTGATATTTCCGGCGTAAGTTACGAAAATACCGGCGGAACACAGGGGAGCAGAAAAACAGATACTATGGCTGAAATCATTGCTGAAATGATGGATTTTGAAAATAATATGAAACAGGAAGAATTCAAACTGGCAGTAATGCGTCTGAAAGCAACTGCTGCAATCAGCAAATTAACTGATGATAATGAACGTGAGGTTCTTCGCCGTTGGTATCTGATGCAGCAGTCGGAAGAAAAAATCAGGAATGAAATGGGTTATAGCCAAAGCATGATTTACGAGTTCCGTAAGCGTGGATTTAAGCATCTTGAAACTTCGGAATAAATCGGAAAAAATCGGAATGGAAATCCATTGACATTCTTGAAAAAGTGTGATATCATAGATAATAGAAAGATATATCGAAAAGCCGTTGCGGAGAAATCTGCAGCGGCTGTTTTTATGCCATGACGGAGGTAATGTTATGAAAGCAAATGAATACTTAAAGAAAATACAGCGTTTGAACAGTGAGGCTGAAAAAGTTATGCGGCAGATTTCTGTTCTCAGTGAAATTGCTGAGAAAATCTCATGCGATTCTTTAGCTGATATGCTTGATGATATTATTGAGGATATTTATGAAACGCACTCCTCACTTACTGAAAAGGTAAGTCTCATGATCAGCAACATCACAAATCTTGATGAACCCCTTGAAAGTGCGGTGCTTATTTACCATTTCCACCGTGGCTATAGCTGGAGTAAGATTGCGGAAAAACTTCATCTCACAGAAAAGCACGTGCAGATAATCTACGAAAGGGCGCTTGTTTCCCTTGAAGATTATCTTGAGGAAACTGATGATGCCGAAGAAGAGTAAGTGTCCCTGCAAGCGCCCCGGCTGTCCACAGCTTGTGGAATCAGGGCAGCTTTACTGCAATGAACACAAGCCTCTGCATCCAGACCGTCCCTCAGCCTCCAAGCGTGGCTACGGCAGTAAGTGGCGAAGGCTGAGTAAACAGTATCTCCGCAAGCACCCTATGTGTGTGAAGTGTATGGCTGAAGGGAGATTCGTTCCCGCAACTGTTGTTGACCACATCATTCCGCATCGTGGCGATGAGAAACTCATGTGGAATCAGGATAACTGGCAGGCACTTTGCAAGCCTTGTCATGACAGAAAAACATGGACGGAGGATAAGAATCCTGTGTATACTTACTGATTAGACCCCCGGGGGTATCAATATCTCTACGGAGGATTCACGAAAAGACCGGCGCGCCCTTGTACGCACTGAACAGGCGTATTCCAAGAGGGTATATACCCAATTTCAAAGATTCCCTAAATAACTTTACATTCCCAACTGCATAGTTGGGATTTTTTTATGCCCGATTGATTTTTGTTTGAATTTTGCAGGAGGTGAGAACTATGGCGAAGGACGGTACAAACAGAGGCGGAGCCAGACCGGGTGCCGGACGGCCAAAGAAGGCACTTTCTGAAAAAATTGCATCCGGGAATCCGGGCGGCAGAGCATTAACACAGATTGTTGTCCCAGATGACATTCCAGACCTCTTGGGCGAAGAAATGCCAAAGCCAAACGAAATCCTATCGGCAAAACAGAGAAATGGAAAACCTCTCGGTGCAGATAAAATCTATCGTGATACATGGCTGTGGCTGAAAGGTTTCAAGTGTGAACGCCTTGTTTCTCCGGCAACGATTGAACAGTATGCTATGTCGGTTGCACGTTGGATTCAATGTGAGGAGGCTATAAGTTCTTACGGACTTCTTGGTAAGCATCCTACGGTATCTAACTCACCGATTCAGAGCCCTTTTGTTGCTATGAGCCAAAGTTTTATGAAACAGGCACAGCAAATCTGGGCACAGATTTATCAGGTTGTACGTGAGAACTGTTCGGAAGAGGTCACGCTTAATGGTGAAATGGATATGATGGAAAAGCTACTACGCAGCAGAAAGTGAGGACGAAGTGGCAAAACCGCAAAAAATTACAATTAATGTTGGCGATAAGATTGGTTCAATTACAGTTCTTGATGAGTGGGGGCGTGAAAAACATGGGCATTTACAATACAAGGTAAAGTGTGATTGCGGAAAAATATACATCTGCAATAGAGCCGCACTTCTTCGTGATTATCCGAGATGTGCTGAATGTTTGAAGAAACTTACTCCTCCACGCCCACCAAAGTTGACTGTAGGTTCGGTGATAAATAACTGGGGAATCATATCTGTAAGATATGATGCAAAGAGTTTTCAGAATTTATACTCATGCAGGTGTACACTTTGCGGATATATATCAGAGAGAAATCATAGTCAAATACAAAAACGAAAAGGGAAACCATGTTCAAAATGTATACCCGATTATCATTTTAGAGTTTTCGGTACAGCCGCTTATGGTACACTTCCAAGCGGCGAAGAGTTTATTATTGATGTTGATGATATGAAACGAGTTAATGAGTATTATTGGCACATTGGAAAAGAGGGGTATGCTATTTCAACACAGCGAAACAATGAAGATACCCTTCGCTTACATAATTTTATTATGAATTTTATTCCCAGCCCTAAACTTTATGTGGATCATATAAATCGAAAAAAGCTCGATTGCCGTAAATCTAATCTCAGAATTGTCACTGCACAGCAGAATGCAATGAACAAAAGCCGACAGAAAAATAATACAACAGGATTTGTAGGTGTAACCTTTGAAAAATCACAAGGTTACTATAAGGCGAGAATCGGATTAAATAACAGAAGAATACATATTGGAACATCAAAAAACCCTGTAATATGTGCCCAGATGTATAATTGGGCAGCGATAATTATTTTTGGTGAATTTACAGGAGAACTTAATGTTGTTCCCGAACCTTCTGATAAAATCAAGCATCTTGTTGAAGAAAAATGCAAACCTTATCTTTTAGAAGCTGAAGTTGCTGCACAACCGTGCAGCTTTTTATATTTACAACGAAAAGGAGCTTAAAATGAAAGCAGATAATAATTTCTGGAGAGAACTAAAAAATAATAAACCCTATCTTACCAAGCAGCAATACCGCACTATCAAGGGTCAGGCAGTCAAAGGAAACGTTGATGCTGCACGAAAAGGTATGCTCAGAATAAAACAGAGGAGGCAGTATCAGTGACCACAACTACTGAATTTCAGCTTGTTGATATCAACAAGTTAGTACCATACGCCAATAATGCCCGAACACATAACAAGGAACAGATTCTGAAACTTCGTTCATCTCTGCGTGAATTCGGTTTTGTAAATCCTGTTATCATTGATAAGGATTACAATGTACTTGCAGGTCATGGACGTATTATGGCGGCAAAGGAAGAAGGAATCACAGAAGTTCCCTGCGTGTATGCCGACCATTTCACAGAGGCTCAGAAGAAAGCGTATATTCTCGCTGATAATAGAATGGCGCTGGATGCTGGCTGGGACGATGAACTCCTTGCCGTTGAAATGGAAGAACTCCAGAACCTCGGCTTTGACCTTGGTCTTACCGGATTTGATGAAAAAGAAATAGCTGACCTTTTTGATACAAACGGCAGCGATGATGTTAAGGACGATGATTTCGACCTTACAACAGCACTTGAAAAAGCAGCATTTGTACAGCGTGGAGATATATGGACTGTCGGCAGGCACAAACTGATGTGCGGTGATGCTACATCTGCCGAAGATGTATCTGCTCTTATGGGAGATACCAAAGCTAATCTCATTCTTACGGACCCGCCTTATGGAGTATCTTTCAAAAGTTCCAGCGGACTTACCATTCAAAACGACAGCATGAAGAATGAGGAATTCTATACATTTCTTCTTTCTGCTTTCAAGTGTATGGCTGACCATCTTGAAAAAGGCGGTGCGGCATATGTGTTCCATGCTGATACGGAAGGCTTGAATTTCAGAAAGGCATTCATTGATGCCGGATTCCACTTAGCAGGTTGCTGTATCTGGGTAAAGGACAGCCTGGTTCTCGGACGTTCTGATTATCAGTGGCAGCATGAACCAGTGTTGTATGGCTTTATGCAGAACGGCAAGCACAACTGGTATTCTGACCGCAAGCAGACAACTATCTGGAATTTCGATAAGCCAAAGCGTAATGCCAATCACCCCACTTCGAAGCCGTTAGACCTATTAAGTTATCCTATCGGAAACTCCACACAGGCAAATGGTGTTGTTATTGATACATTCGGCGGCAGCGGTTCAACCCTTATGGCTTGTGAGCAGATGAACAGAATCTGCTATACAATGGAACTTGATGAAAAGTATGCGTCTGTTATTCTCAGACGTTATGTTGAGGACACAGGTGATGCTGACGGTGTGTATGTTATGCGTAATGGTATGCAGATAGCATACTCTGAACTTGTGAAAGAGGTGGAAAAGCCGAATGAATAAACCACTTACACTCGGCAGCCTTTTTGACGGTTCTGGAACATTCCCGATGATGGGAATGCTCTCAGGCATTGTGCCAAAGTGGAGCAGCGAAATCGAGCCGTTTCCGATTGCTGTTACTACAAAGCGACTGCCCTTTGTAAAGCATCTCGGTGACATCAATAAAATCAATGGTGCGGAAATTGAACCCGTGGATATTATTACATTCGGTTCACCCTGCACTGACCTCTCGGTTGCTGGCAAACGTCAAGGTTTGAATGCGGAGCGTTCAGGTCTTTTCTTTCAGGCAGTCAGAATCATAAAGGAAATGAGGTGTGCAACAAATGGAAAATATCCGAGATTTGCAGTGTGGGAAAATGTCGCAGGAGCTTTCTCTTCCAATGGCGGAGAAGACTTCCGATGTGTCCTCGAAGAACTCTGCAAAGTCAAAGACCCAGACATTTCTGTCCCTAAACCTGCAAAGTGGGAAAAAACCGGAGAAATCGTGGCAGAAAATTTCTCTCTCGCATATAGGACAGTCGATGCTCAATACTGGGGTGTACCCCAGAGAAGAATGCGTATCTACCTTGTCGCAGATTTTACAGGCGCAAGTGCCTCAAAAATATTATTTGAGTCAGAAGGCGTGTCTGGGTATTCTGCGGAGAGCTTCCGAGCGTGGCAAGAGGCTGCCAGAAGTTTTGGAGATTGCTTTGAGGAAACAGGCACAGGGTTAATGTTTGAAAATCATTCGCAGGACACCAGATATACAGGTCCCCTTGGTGTTGCACAAACAGTTTCTGCTACCTATGGCACAGGCGGAAACAATCAGCCTTTCGTGGTGGAGTCTGCAGGATTCTGCACAGAGCATTCGGCAAAGGCTCGTGGTATCGGATACGAAAATGAAAAATCACCTACGCTTCGGGCAGGTGTTGTTCCGGCAACGCTGAAAATAAGGTGCGGAGGTGGAAATGGCGGTAAAGGAGCGTTAATACAAGAGGATAAATCTGCAACGCTCTCCTGCAATAACGACCAGACGCTTTTCGTTCCCAAGGCTTATGGTATTTGCGGAAAATACAGCAATTCCATGATGTCGGATAATCCTAACAGCGGATTTTATGAAGCAGATACAGCAAGAACCATTGACACCAGCAACCAGTCCCCCTGTAAGAATCAAGGCGGTATGGTTGTAATTGAGGGCAACGGCTCACGACCATCACATCATGGTGATGGATATAAGGAATCCCAAACAATGTACACTCTCAATTGCACTGAAAACCATGCAGTTTCCTACGGCATTGGCAGACCTGCCATGAATCAGGGTTACAACGCACGATTCAGTTTTCAGATTGAGGAAGAAACTTCACCTACACTTGTTGCATCGGGTGCAGGCGGAATTGCTCACCCTGTATACAGTTCCTCAAAAGCATCATTTTTTACCTCCGCTGAAGAAGAAAAAGCAAATACCTTAGTGGCATCGGATTACAAAGACCCGCCGCTTGTAAATGACAGTACTTCTGAAATCGAGTATATCGTAAGAAGACTGACACCACAGGAATGTGCATTGCTCCAGGGTATGCCGACATGGTGGTGTGATGACCTAGGAACGGAAAATCCGACCGATACGCAGATTGACTGGTGGCAGAATGTTTTTGAAAACTACAACAATGCTATCGGAAAAGAGTGCAAACCCAAATCACGAAAGCAAATTGAAAAATGGCTAAAAAATCCGTACTCGGATAGTGCTGCCTACAAAATGTGGGGCAACGGCATAGCAGCCTGTAACGCATGGTTTGTCCTTGCCGGAATAGCCTGTTATGCACAGAAAACAGAAGAATAATTCTACATATCTCACACTTGATATATGTGGCTTTCAGAGTTATCATGTGTACTACCAAAACGAAATGGAGGTTTACTCATGATTATTGAATTAGGACTTACGGGCAATGTCCGAAAGGAACTGGTCAAAGCAGTCAGTGAGATTATCGGAGCACCGGCTGTGTACCAGTACATGCCAACCTGTGCATACATAATCAGCAACGACTACACGGTCACCAAGGAAGGCAATCTTGAAATCAGCGATTCCGCTGACAGCAAGGAAGTCGAAAATCTGATTGATGAACTGGTCAGCAGAGGTTATAATGTGCCGGAAGTCGAAGAAACTGATGAAGAAAACAGTCTGACAGTAGAGATGCCGCTTGAACTGGTTAACAAACCAACGCTTGAAAGGCTGAGAAGAATTGTAGAAAATAAGGGTGAACTTTTCAAGGCGGCATTCAAAACCGACAGCCTTGATATTATTGTTGATGAGGAAAAAGTATGTTTCCCCTGGTTTACTGTGGAGCAGTACGACGATACAAACGCTTACTGCAAATTCATTTCAATGCTCTGCGAATTTGCAAAGAATCAAAGCCGTATCAATAACAAGCCTGAAACCACAGACAATCCGAAATACACAATGCGATGCTATCTTCTTCGCCTTGGTATGATTGGATCAGAGTACAAGGCTGTGAGAAAAGTTCTGCTCAGAAATCTTTCCGGCAGTTCAGCTTTCAGAAAGGCAGGAAAAGAAGATGAAGTTTCCGAATGAAAAAGAAATTGCAAGGCTCAGAGAAAAGTACCCCGTCGGCACAATTATAAAGCTTATCATTATGAATGACCCATATCACCCTGTTCCACCAGGAACTCTCGGTGAAGTTACAATGGTTGATGATGCGGGTACGATACACACAAACTGGAGTACAGGCAGTTCTCTTGGTCTGATTGAGGGTGTCGACAGCTTTACAATAGTTGATGGTGTAAAAACAATATGCTATGGTGAATCAAAGCTGTGGGAATCCAGAAAAGATGCCGTTGCTTTTTTTCTGGAAGGCATGAACGCATCTGACGGCTCAGAAAAACAGCGTTACTCCAACGTGTATTTAAAGTTGATTATGGGTTCAAAAATCTGCGATGATTCTGACTGACCCTGGAGCGGTTTCGTAAAAGAGACCGCTCTTTCATTGTACTGTATATTACCATAAAAAAGCAAGTATATCAAGTGTAATATACACCAGATATCCGACAAATATACAGCCTTATATTCTGTACATTTAGTGGGTTGCTATGTGCTCCGTAATGCGGTAATATGTGTACTACCGAAAGGGAAAACCCCCAACGGCAAGACAAAAAACACTTTGCGGAGGAAACCAAAATGAACGAAAAAACAGCACAGCAGATTGCAAGAATGAAAGAGCAGACAATCGGGGTTGAGGTTGAAATGAACCACATCACAAGAGAAAAGGCTGCGAGAATTGCGGCAGACTTCTTCGGAACAAACAGATACGAAAACACAGCAGGCAGAAACGGATACTGCACCTGGTCAGCATGGGATTCACAGGGCAGAGAATGGAAATTCCAGAAAGACGTAAGCATTGCAGGATGCGATGCAGAAAAATGCGAACTGGTTACACCAATCCTTAAATACGAGGACATTGAAACCCTGCAGGAACTGATAAGAAAGCTGAGAAGAGCCGGAGCAATCAGCCATGCAGGAATTGGTGCAGGGGTTCACATTCACATCGGAGCAAACGGCCACACACCACAGAGCCTCAGAACACTTGCAAACCTTATGGCAAGCCACGAAAGACTGATTGCAGACGCTCTGAAAATCGACCAGGGCAGAATGAACAGATACTGCAGAACGGTAAACCCGAATTTCATCGAGCAGGTAAACAAAAAGAAACCAACAACAATGGCACAGCTTGCAGACATCTGGTACACTTCAAACGGTGCAAACTACGGCAGGACACAGCATTACAACGACAGCAGATACCATATGCTGAACCTCCACGCAACATTTACAAAAGGCACGGTTGAATTCAGACTTTTCCAGTTTGACAAGCCAACGGAAGAAAAGAAAAACGGACTTCACGCAGGACAGCTTAAAAGCTACATACAGCTTTGCCTTGCATTAAGTCAGATGGCAAAAGACCTGAGAACAGCAAGCCCCAAGCCACAGCAGACCGAAAATCCGAAATTTGCAATGAGAACATGGCTGATGAGATTGGGCATGGTCGGCAGTGAGTTTGAAACCTGCAGAAATTTCATGACCAAGAACCTTGAGGGAAATGCAGCCTGGAGATAAACCCAGGCGGAAATCAACGGACGGGCAACACGCCCGCCACGTTGCCCTGTGTGGGAATGTTGGGGTATCCTCCGCAAAGTTATCCCACCGAGAAAGCCAATCCACACACGGCAAGAAAACCTCCTTTTTCGGCAAGGCATAATCTGAACAAATACTACACAATAAAAACCACAGATATTTTGTGGATTTAGCGGGTTGAATTTCAGCTCAGAAAGAGTTAATATGTGACTACCGCAGGAAAAGCGAAATTCACGAAAAGGAAGATTCAGATGAAAAAATACTACATTGCCTACGGCTCAAACCTCAATGTTCAACAGATGAAATTCAGATGCCCCGGCGCAAAAATTGTCGGCAAAAGCGTAATCAAAAACTATGAACTTCTCTACAAAGGCAGCAAGACAGGTTCCTACCTCACCATTGAGAAAAAGAATGGTTCGGTTGTTCCTGTTGCAGTCTGGGAAGTAACAGCTGATGATGAAAAAAGACTTGATGCCTACGAGGGTTATCCAAATTTCTATTACAAGAAAAACATGAAAATAACCCTTGCAGAAACCGGAAAGATAATAAATGCTTTCGTGTACATCATGCACGAGGAGAGAAAGCTGGGAATACCAAGCTACGCTTATGTGAGAACCTGCGTTCAGGGTTACCGTGATTTTGGCTTTGATTTGAAGCATCTGCGGCTTGCATTTGATATTAGCGAAAGGGGTGTAAGAATTGAAAACGGCTGAAAAAGTAATGAGGGTTTGTCCCCATTGCGGGAAAGAATATCATGGTGTTCCTGCACTTTCCAGAACTGACAGCCAGACGCTGATTTGTCCCGACTGCGGAACAAGAGAGACACTGGAAAGCATAGTAGTTTCCAAAGAGGAACAGGAAAAAATCGTAAGCATCATTCATCGCAGTATAACTGAATAATCGCACAGAAGCCGCCACGTTTGGCTGTGTGGGAATTAAAGGATTCCTCCGCAAAAGTTATCCCAGCTAAAAAGAGTCTCAGCTGTCGCTTCGGTCGGTGCTTCTGCCTTCGGCAGAGGTCTCCCCCGGAGACCCGCACCCCCACACGAGCCACACAGGCGGCTTTGTGCTGCCGTCATATTCTACACAAATGGCTGAAAAGATCCTCCGCAATCATTGTAAGTACTCACACTTGAATAGTGGTGAAAGGTATGGTAATATACATACTACCGAAAGGCGCAGAGCCACGGAAAACAACGAAATTTGGAGGAAAACACCATGAACGAACAGATTAAAACCTACTTTGAAAACCTCAGAAAGAATGCTGAGAACGATGCAAAGAAGCTGAGCCGAGGAACACTTGAAGCCTACTGGACTTACGAATTCAACCTTAACCACAACAGCAGCGAATTTGAATGTAATGAACTTCCCTGGACAACGGACATGAGCGATTTTGTGAAGACCATGAGAGAGGCAGGAATTGAAACCATAGCGGTTACGGAAACAAGCACGGCACTCCTTGAAAACCTTCACAAACTCGCAAACCAGGGCTGCACCATTGAGGGCCTTTGCAAAGTAAGCAGACCGGACATTTGGGGCAAGGATAAAGAATACCCTGCAATCCGAATCCACCTGAACTAAAGCTAAAGAGCCAAGGGGCAGAATAAACTGCCCCACGCAGGCTCAGAAAGGAAAAGCCATGCACATACTTATTATTGAACCGGGAAAGCACCCACGAGAAGCAGAAATCGATGGAAGCCTTGAATCACTGCAGAAGACAGTCGGCGGTTACATTCAGGCAATTTATCCTTGGGAAGATAAAGTAGCTTTAATTGCCGATGAAGAGGCTAAACTGAAATCTGATATTCAGTGGAACAGAATGATTCCGGAAATCTGTGATGTCATCAAGGGCACATTTTTCATTGCAGGACTTGGCAAGGAAGATTTCGCAGACCTTTCTGCTGAACTTACGGAAAAATACAAACAGCGTTTCTGGAACATTGAACTTTTCGTTCCTACTCCTAACGGTTTGATGCCGATTGTAATAAGGGACTGACAGCCGGCACGTTGCCCTACAGCGGCAAGAACCAGTGATTCCGAATACTAACCCAATGCAGAAACAAGCCCCACAAACGGAAATGTGGCGGCTTGTTTCTGCTGTCATAATATACACAATTCTGAGCCGGTTTAATGACTGTATATTCTGGCAGTTTAGCGGGTTGCTATTATTCACACTATGCGGTAATATGTACACAACGCAAGGGAAACCAAGCGAAAACAAACAAAAACGGAGGAAATTAAAATGGTATCATACGGAATCGCAAAGGCAAGAGCAAAGGCTTGGAGAACAGACTGGAACGAAAGAACCGAAATCACAAAGGCAATCATCACCTGGGTGGACAGCGAGTACGAATACGAACTTGAGATTGAAAACGATGACCACATGGACGATGAGGAGTTCAAAGCCTGGATTGAAAAGAACGCCGAAGAATTTGCAAAGGAAGATGCAGAGGAAAACGGAACGACATTTGAAGAAATCGACAGCATTGAATACGAAGAGGACTACATTGACGACGATGCCCTTTTTGAAGATGAATACACTGCATGGGCAGAATTTGAATGGGAATGCGAAACGGGCAGATAATGCCCTTCCCACTCTCAAAACACAGCCTCAGCAATGGGGCTGTGTGGCTCGTACCGAAGATATATAGTACACAAAATACAGCTGTAATGTTTGTGCAGTATATTTCTCCGTTAACGCTTGATATACTTGAATTAGTATGGTAACATAGTTACAATGGGAATAGGATCTCAATTACAAAATTGCCCCACGGGGCTTAGAATTATTCAGACTTGCTTTTGGCAGGTCTTTTTTGTTAGGTGGTGATACAGTGGCAAAATACAAGCCGACAGAATTCATGGCAGAAGATTCAAGATACGATAAAAAATCAGCAGATTACGCTGTAAACTTTATCGAATGCCTTAGTCATACCAAAGGTACATGGGCAGGAAAAAACTTCGAGTTACTCGACTGGCAGGAACAGATTATCCGTGACCTGTTTGGTATTCTGAAACCTAATGGGTATCGTCAGTTTAATACTGCATACATTGAAATTCCCAAGAAAAATGGCAAATCAGAACTTGCCGCCGCCGTTGCGCTACTACTCACCTGTGGTGACGGCGAAGAACGTGCCGAGGTTTACGGCTGTGCCGCAGACCGACAGCAAGCCGCCATTGTATTTGATGTTGCCGCCAATATGGTGAGAATGTGTCCTGCACTGAATAAGCGTGTAAAAATCCTGACTTCACAAAAGCGTATCGTGTATATTCCGACTAACAGCTTTTATCAGGTGCTTTCAGCTGAGGCTTACTCAAAGCACGGATTCAACATTCACGGAGTTGTCTTTGATGAATTGCATACGCAGCCTAACAGAAAGCTGTTTGACGTAATGACAAAGGGTTCCGGTGATGCAAGAATGCAGCCGCTTTATTTCCTTATCACCACTGCTGGAACAGACACCAACAGCATCTGCTATGAAGTACACCAAAAGGCAAAGGATATTATTGAGGGCAGAAAACATGACCCGACTTTTTATCCTGTTATCTATGGTGCTGATGAATCTGAGGACTGGACAGACCCGAAAGTCTGGAAAAAAGCAAATCCATCACTCGACAAGACTATCGGTATGGATAAGGTTGTGGCTGCGTGTAATTCTGCAAAGGAAACTCCGGGAGAAGAAAATGCTTTCCGACAGCTTAGACTCAATCAATGGGTAAAACAGGCTGTCCGCTGGATGCCTATGGAGAAATGGGATAAATGCAAAGTCAGCTTTGATGAAGATGAACTTGCAGGGCGTGTTTGCTACGGTGGTCTTGACCTTTCCTCCACTACGGATATTACAGCATTCGTCCTTGTATTTCCGCCAACAGATGAAGATGAACATTATTACGTTCTGCCGTATTTTTGGCTGCCGGAAGAAACACTGCCTTTGAGGGTTCGGAGAGACCATGTTCCATATGATGTATGGGAACGGCAAGGATACCTTAAAACTACCGAGGGCAACGTTGTTCATTATGGTTTTATTGAGAATTTCATAGATGAACTGGGGCAGAAATTTCATATAAAAGAAATCGCATTTGACCGCTGGGGAGCAGTGCAGATGTCGCAGAACCTTGATGGTCTTGGCTTTACAATGGTTCAGTTCGGGCAGGGTTACAAGGATATGTCACCGCCTACCAAAGAACTGATGAAACTGACCCTTGAACAGACCCTTGCTCATAACGGTCACCCGGTTCTTCGGTGGATGATGGACAATATTTTCATAAGGCGTGACCCTGCCGGGAACATCAAGCCGGACAAAGAAAAATCCACAGAGAAAATTGACGGCGCTGTTGCCATGATTATGGCTCTTGACCGTGCAATCCGCTGTGGATGTGTGTCTGATGAGTCTGTTTATGATTCGAGGGAGATGCTGATTTTGTAGTTGTGATTACCCCACAAACTGAAAGTTGTGGCTCCCCAACCCTCAAGCATTTTTACTATAAATTAAAGATGCAATATTTTTTTTGCGTTATCACTAAAAATATTTTTTCGTTCTTCTTCATCGGTTGTTGCCCGCAATACAGAAAGCATAGAAAAAGCCTGATTAAGAAACGGATAGTCTGTTCCAAACAAAATTCTATCGCTTCCAACTTCACCAATAATTTGCTTGATATTTTCAGATGGTTGAAGACTAATATCTGTATAAGTATTGGGATATTTTTTGAGAATATCTATAATATACGGAAAGTCAAAGCTACCACCATGTGCTAAAATCACTGTTGCATCAGGGATATAAGCAAGCACTTTTTCGAATTTAGCAAGTGTCTGCGTCATCACTTCTTTCTTTGTTTGCTTTGTTGGAACATTAGAATTTCTCACATCTGATGGTAAGCCCGTACCACTACAACTCATAATTGGCAAGGATGTTTTTTCCAATTCCTTCAGCAATGCAATAGTCTTTTTATCATCAATCGATATTCCCCAAATATGTGGATTTAATTTCCACCCCTTAATATCCATTTTCATATATATATCTATCTGACTTAATATATCATCGTCATACGGGTGTATAGACCCAAAAGTGTAAAGTCTTGAATTCCCTTTTACAATTTCATCCATTTCACCAGCACAACTCTTATTAGGTGGATTAATCTGTTGCACAACAGCTTTGCTAATACCGTTTGCATCCATATCCATAATCAGTCGTTCTACCGTTGCATAGTTTAGAACCAATGCTCCGGTGAATAACTTAATTCTTGTTCTAATTCCGTTTCCACTCAATAACTTTGTTGGATACTCGGTATAACTAATTTTATCAAGATTAAACAAATCCATAGAAAAAGGAAAACAACTCTTATCTAATAAAGAAACTGCAGTATTATTCTTTTCTTTTTGAAAAATAGCCGGAAACAGATGTGCTAATCCTTTAAACAAATGGCAATGCACATCTATTATTTCATATTTATCTACCAAACTTTTATCGATTATAAAGTCTCCATTTTCACTAAGAACTAATTCTGGATTTTCTTGAACAATCTGTTGTTTTATATACATCTTTCCCATCAAATCACTCCACCAACTTCTAATTTGTCGAGCAACTGCCCTACATTTAGTTTATCATATTATACCACACCCCTAATCTCAAAGTCAAGAAAGGAGTTGATTTTCACAGGACTTTTCAAGTCCAGAGATAAGCCCAATAACAGTTATGACAGCCCGTCCTACACATATTTCTTCGGACGAGCCAACAGCGGTAAACGTGTCACCGACAGAACAGCCTTACAGCATATTGCGGTTTATGCCTGCGTGAGAGTGCTGTCGGAGGCAATCGCACAATTACCGCTTCATGTGTACAAATACAACGATAAAGGAAAAGAGCGAGTGCCAAATCACCCGCTTTACTTTTTGCTTCACGACCAGCCTAATCCTGAAATGACATCATTTGTATTCCGTGAAACACTGATGAGCCATCTGCTGATTTACGGCAATGCCTATGCACAGATTATCCGAAACGGCAGAGGTGATGTTATCGGACTGTATCCATTGATGCCCGACAAGATGAAAGTTGACCGTGACGATAAAAACCGCTTGATATATATTTACAGCCGTTACGATGAAGCCAATCCGAATATGAAAGAACAGGGCGACATAGTTCTCTATGCCGATGAAGTTCTGCATATCCCAGGACTTGGATTTGACGGACTGGTTGGTTATTCACCGATTGCACTTGCTAAAAATGCAATCGGTATTTCTATTGCCTGTGAGGAATACGGTGCGTCATTTTTCGGAAACGGAGCATCTCCAAGCGGTGTACTTGAACACCCTGGAGTAATCAAAAATCCTGAACGTGTCCGTGATGCATGGCAGAGAGCCTATTCTGGCTCTAATGCACATCGCACTTGCGTGCTCGAGGAGGGTATGAAGTACACACCAATTTCTATTCCGAATAATGAAGCACAATTTCTGGAAACACGTAAATTTCAGATTGAGGAGATTGCAAGGCTGTATCGTGTTCCGCTTCATATGATAGGTGACCTTGACCATGCTACATTTTCAAATGTTGAACACCTGTCACTTGATTTCGTGAAATACAGCCTTGACCCATGGATTGTTCGCTGGGAACAGGGACTACAAAAGGCTCTGCTTTCTGATTCGGAGAAAGGAAAGTATTTCATTAAATTTAATGTAGAAGGACTTCTTCGTGGTGATTATGCAAGCCGTATGCAAGGCTATGCAACAGCACGTCAGAACGGCTGGATGTCCGCTAATGATATTCGTGAATTGGAAAATATGAATATGATTCCTGCCGAAGAAGGCGGAGACCTTTACCTCTGTAACGGCAGCTTTACAAAACTTTCTGATGCAGGTGCGGCTTATGAACAGAAGGACGGTGAAAACAGCAATGAAACATCAGATAAGTGACCTTTATCAAATGCAGTCCTTGCCCCTTGATATTAAAATACGAATGACAAAAAATCGTATACGGGACTGGTATAATCATTACGGCGGTGATGTGTATTGCAGTTTCTCAGGCGGAAAGGATTCTGTAGTGCTGCGAGACATTATCAGCAAAACTCCAGGCGTATATGACATTCCGTCAGTCTTTTGTGATACCGGACTTGAATATCCCGAAATCAAAACCTTTGTGAAAAGCTGTGAAAATGTAACGATTATACGCCCGAAGATGACCTTTCGACAGGTTATTGAAAAATATGGCTATCCTGTCATTTCAAAAGAGGTGGCAAGACGTGTGCAGTATGCGAAGAAAGCAATTGCTGAAGGACGTGAGGATTCACATGGAGATTACAAAAAGCTGTGCGGTCTTGCAGTTGATAAGAATGGTCAGAAAAGTCAGTATAACTGTGAAAAATGGAAGTACCTGCTTGACGCACCCTTTAACTGTTCTTCCGAATGCTGCACTGTTATGAAGAAAAATCCCATGAAACAGTATGAAAAAGAAACAGGCAGAGTTCCTATTGTGGCAACAATGGCATCTGAAAGCCGTCTGCGAAAAGAACAGTGGCTGATTCATGGCTGCAATGCTTTTGATTCAAAAAGACCACGCTCACAGCCTATGTCATTCTGGATAGAACAAGACGTTCTGCAATACATTTACACTTACAAAATCCCATACGCCAAAGAGGTGTATGGTGATATTTACATAGATGAAAAGGGCAGATACAAAACCACAGGCGCAGACCGCACAGGCTGCGTTTTTTGTATGTTCGGCTGTCATCTTGAAAAAGAGCCGAACCGTTTTCAGAAACTGGCGGCAACCCACCCTAAACTGTATAACTATTGTATAGGCGGAGGAACAGATGAAAGCGGCGTGTGGCTGCCGGATAAAAAAGGTCTGGGACTTGGAAAGATTCTGGACTATATTGGCGTAAATTACAAAAAGGAGGAAACCCAAAATGGAGAAATTCTGGAACTGGATAAAGAATGAGGACACAGGAGAAACGGAACTTTACTTTGAAGGTCCTATCTCTGACAGTACCTGGTACGGAGACGTGCGCTCGGATAGGGTGTAA